GTAAAGGGTTCCAGTTAATTGGATCCTGTAAAAGACAGGTGGCCTCCTTTAACCGGGAGGTTGTCCAAGATGCACCAAAGCATCACAGTTTAAATTGTTCTGGGAATAATCCCACAATAAATTTAACTGCTAGTTGTGTTACTTTAATCATTCGTCGTCTCTTCGTCTTTAGGAAGAAAAGGTCCAATGATGCTAGATCTACCCTTGTCAAGTCTCGGTAGTGTTGACTAATGTCTTCACTATACTTGAATTGAGATTGGTAGTCTACACGTTGCTCCATTTTCTTGAAGGTGAACATGTACGCATGCATTAGAGGGTGAAGCTTGGGCGAGAAGTAATTCCCACCCCACTCTTCTCCAGGTTCAACCAACAGCGAAGTAGGGACCGCTATCCGAGAGGCCTTTAGGGCATCGAACAGGTCCTCCTCGCACTTGATTGTGAGTTTACCCCTCTTACTTTTACTCCATCCAGTTGTGTTAAGAACCATTTCGTTACCCCAGTACTCTACTTTGAGAACAACATTCTCATAGATATATGTTCTAAGTTCTTTTAGGACCTGAACTCTATCTGTGAGGCAAAAAGGAAAACTACTACCTCCATTAATAAGGTTGCGAAACCCAATAATGGTCGTAAGTAGCCCTACCTTTTTGGTAAACATGTTATCTCGAGTTGCCCAAAGCTCTACAAGTGCTGAAGGAATACCCCATCTCTCTGTTATCATTTCTAAGAACTGAGGAAGGTTGTAAAGACTTTCTTTAATTCCCGAGAAGATGGTAATTGGGATTGGGGATATTTCTTCCCCCAGAAAGAAAAGTCTTTTTGTAAACTCTCCACAATGCTTATCTGCGACAAGTGATTTGAGAGGGTGTATTACTACACCCATCTTTTCCATAAGTCCTTGATATTCCTTGGCAACCTCCGAATCCATGATTACAATATCATCCCCAAGGAGGGAGTAATTAGTGTAACTCCATAACTTATATGAAGAAGTATCTTTTAAGGTTAGGTAGTATGCATACTGAACAAGGAGATGATGTGTTAGTGAGAATACAGCCCAAGATGAATATGCACCAAGGGGTTGACCTACTGACCATTTTACCTTCTTCTTCTCCTTATTATCATCCAAATACTCATACGAACGATCTATAAGAAGCCTAGCCCAGTGGTTTGCGATCTGAATACCAAAAAGCTGTGAAACTACGGCATACTGGGGCTTGAAAGGAAACCTATCAGTAGCTGCAGATAGATCGAAACTGGCACAAAAGGAACTCTTCACTTGAAGAATTCTTTTGAAAGCAGCATTTTGACTAAATGTCCCGTCTGACTTGATACCTTTAAGTATCACCATCACGGCGAGATGTATTGGTCTCAATAACTGCTGTGTCCAAAAGTCGACTACGGCAATTACTCTAGTCTTTCCTCCATTCTCCGGTAAGAACGATAATTTCGCAGATTTTAGATTTTCTGTGTCACATCCCTCTGGATCAGTCTTACTTATATATTCGAACGATTTTGAGAGTGGATGTTTGGTAAGTTTGAAGAATGAGGTAATAACGTCATATAGACCTTCCCTCTTAAGTGCGTAAACATCTAGGTGTGCTGTCAATAACGCAGGACCGTTAGGTCCCGATCCTAAAGAATAGGATGCGTCAAATCCGACTTCATGTCTGTAAACGGCCTTATCTGTAAAGAATTTCTTAATAAAAGTTATAAAGTCATTAATCACTTTCTTTCTCTCCTCTGTATTTTCCTGTGGTCTCGTTATGTTATCAACATCCCTAGAAATAGGTAAGACAATGAGCGGGTAAAGACGAATGCCTGTAAGGGCAAACCTCTTTTCCCACTTATTGTTTGATGAGAGGTAACTTCTGAACCCAGAAAGTATGGAAGGGAAACCGTCCTTGGACGATTTCGTCCATGGGATCGGATTGAACGGAAGCCCGAGTGTAAATCTCGTTGCAACGTTGTACAACAACTTGAAGTGGTTAACGGTCCATTTTGGTCCTTTATCCTCATAAAGTCTAGTAAAACGTACGAATAATTTTTCGTAAGCAACTAATAGTTGATCTATTCTGGAACTAGTCACAGAACCTATTAGTTTGGTGTCTCTTAGAAATCCAATTAACTTCTTTGTTGTTAAAATGAAGAAGTTGAAGGAGCTTCTAATGGCTCTAAATTTAGTAGTATTAATGTGATTATATTTCATAATATTTGAAATTAGATATGCTCTCGCCAGTTTCCCGGTTGCCTCATATCATGACCAGAGCGGCATCGAGGTTTGCACCAAGATAAGTACTCTCTGGGAAGTACTTTTG